TATCTAATAATGATAAATTTTTACCGTCACCAACAGCCTCTTCAAATCCTAAATACGCCTTTGGTATTCTAAGTGCAGTAACTAATTTCTTTTGGATATACTCAATGTCCGCAATTTCCGCCAAGTTTTGACCTGCCGGTAATGTGTCAATTGGATTACCCGCAGCGGCATCTCTAACAGGAATAAAATAATCTTGATCAACCGCCAATTGATTATATCTTAAATCTACATTCCCTGTTTGTGGGTCCGCAATTTGATCCCTTTTAAATTTATTTGCGACTTTTTGAACATATGCATCGACATCTTTATCGTCCATGTTACCTACAAAAATTTTGAATACTCTTCTTTCAGGTGCCCTTGAAACCCTATATACCAACATCGCATCTTCTGAAAGTAATAATTGCTTCCAAATACGTCTAGCCTTTTCCAACATAGAAGTACCATAAGGTAGTTTTCTATCGTCTCCCAATATTCTAAAGTGAGCAACTTCCCAAGTATTAAACTCCATGTTTTTTTCTTTCCACACAAACTTCAAAGCATCGTTTTCCATTTCTTGAGAGTATTTGTCAGGTTGGAATCTCATACCCTTTTCTAATCTTTCTATTTGTATGTTAGGTAATTGTTGACACCCAACAACCCCATTTTCGGGATCTAATTTTAAATAAATAAAATTATCACCAAATTTACATGTGTTTCTTGTCCACATAGGTAAATTAGTGTTTATGTCAAGTTTGTTTGTGAATAGATCGGTTAATACTTGTTTTATTCTTTTAGATTCAGAATAAACCCTCAAAATTAAACCGTCTTGATCGGGTGTTGTTGATTCTTCGGCGTATATATCTAAAGCGGCTGAAATTTCAGGTGTGTATTCCATAGACTCATAATCATAATATGATGCCATTCTTGTTGGTTCATAATAAACCGCCTGTTGGTATAGATTTGTCTCAACTCTTTGCCATTGTTTACCAACATACATTGTTTGTTGGGCTTCAAGTTTTTCTTTCTCGTATTCATTTTTATCTGCGGTTTTTAATAATTGTTTTTTATCGAATTTAAAAACCGGTGCTTGCTGGTCCATTGTTGCGTTAGGTCCGAAAACCCTACCTAACCTTTGCCAAACTGTATATTTTTGTTCTGCCATAATTTTTTTATTTAAAAAATAAGACCAATTAATTTAATTTAAACCCTTTTAGGTCCGAATAACCATAAATACTTTTCATAATCACTTTTAGTAACTTGACTTCTATTATAAACTTCGTTTTGTGATGTTGAAATTGGTAATCCAGGATTAAAACTTGTATAATCTCCAGTATATTTATTAGATTCTACAGACCAAGACTCTAACATCGCCTTTGCATGCTCCGTAGCCTTTTCTAATTGTGCGAATGAAGTTTCCCCAACATAAACTGCCATAGCAAATGCCATTATTAAATCATCATGTTGTCCTTTTTGGTGGTCAGGCCTACCGTTTACATAGACAAAGGTATTTAATTCGTTAAACAACCTTTGTGACCTCATAACAAAATCAAATCTTAACGCTTCTTCAAATGCCTGTATTATTAAAACCCTCTTTGAGTTAAAGTTAATTCCTGGTATTTTATCTTGATTTTTAGGATCCCACTTCCATTTATCTGCAGGATTAACACCATCAACGTATAAATTTTTATAACCAAGTTCTTGTAGTTTTCTTGATGTCGAAACACCCATTCCACCAGTAATATCGGTCACAATAAATGCGTTATACATGGTACCCCATTTATAGGCAATTTCTGCTAAAATATCAGGAGGAACTTTACCAATATATTCTAATACTTGTTCTCTTTCATCAAAATCAATTATAGATAAAGTGCTAAAATCTTCACTATCACCTCTTGAAACGTCAACACCCATTATGTATCTGTGACCAACAACGGGTTCTTTCCATTGCCAAAGGGCACCACCCATAAATTTATTTTCGGGTTCTTTAATATGTTTTTCTTTAATTTTTTTCATAGTTTCAGCAGGTATAACATTATCCCCCGAACCTAAAAAATTACATTCCAACTCTTGTGAAATCTTTCTCTTATCAAACTTTAATTTTTTGGCCATGGCCTCAAACCAAGAACTATAAGGTTTATACCCTTCGTTTTCTATTTTTTGTTTTATTTCTTCAAAGTTTCTCTCACTAACTTTTATATTACTATAATCTATTGTAATTTCATTATCTTCATAGTCACCTCTATTTAACATGTAATGAACAATATCATCACATTTAACCAATTTTAAATCTTTAGAATATCTTGGATCCCTAAACCAATACATTTCAGTAATTCTAAAGTCATTCATACCTTTAACCGCCTGACTGTAAATAGAATAATAAATTGGGTCAAATCCATTTGGTGTTGAAATTACAATAACTTTACCTCCTGTTGAAAGGGATGCCATACATGCAGACCAAAAGTCTTCATCTGCATTGATGTATGCTGCCTCATCAAAAATAAGTATTGTTGGTGTATAACCACGTAAGGCATCTTTTGATGTTGCAACCGCCTTAACCTCACAACCATTCGTTAATTTAAAGTGTCTTTGTGAGTTTTTTTCTGATGAAAACCCAACACCCATCCATTTTGGCCATTGGTCAACAAATGATCTAACTTTATTCGCCATCTCAACGGCAGTATCCATTTTGTTTGCAATGATTAGGATTTTTTCGGGTTTTTTCTTGTTTGCAAATACCAACCTTTTTGATGCCCATGCGGATGTTACTGTTGATACTCCCGCTTGTCGGTATTTTAGTGCTATATTTTCCTCACAAGTATCATAATCTTTTACAAGGGTTACTTGGTCATTAAATAATTCTAAAGGTACGTACTGTGATTGTGTATTGTCGTAAGTTTGTAAATACGTTTTTAACGCGTATGGTGTGTCATTTACGCATTTAGCATATTCTAAAAGTGCTTGTTCTTTTGATAAAGACATTCATTATCTTTTGTATCCTTTAATAACTTTAAGTAGTTCCGCCTTTGTTGTGTGTGGAGGTAAATGATTTTCCACTATTTTTAAAATATTCTCTTCAAGTTTTTTAACTTCAGATTTTTTACTTTTTGTTTTTTTCTCCGGTAATCCTTTATGTTTTGTTGATGCAAAATCTTCTAAATCACTTTTTGACATTTTAACCATTTCTTTAGATGATCCTTTCAGTTCACTTTTAGGTATATCTCCTTTTTTTGCCGCTAATGCGATTCCCATGGCTTTTTGTTGTTTTCTTGATACAGACTTTTCGGTAACTTCAGTTTCGATAGTTACTTTTGTACCGGGGGTGACTTTCTTCATTGCATCAACCGTTTCAGGTTTTGTTAAGTCTTCTTTTTTTACAACCATATCTAGCTGCTCATCAACTTCTTTAGACTTTTCTTTTTTTACTTTTTCATATAATAAATCAATTTGTTTATTATTGAAATTCTCTAAAGTTTTCATAGAAAACCCTTCGTGTAATAACACTCCTATTTTATAATTAATGTGATTCATTTTTAACAAAACTTTTTTCCCAATTTAATACGATGTCTCGTTCATATAATTTATCTTCTATTGATTTTACACTTTCACCATAATTAAAAACTAATCTTTTTCTCTTATGTACTAATATATCATCACTATTCGCATTTTCCCAACCCAAAGAAATGACACCATCTATAGCATCGTAAACACCAAAATAATCTGAATTTTGAATCAAAATTAATTCTATTTCAGAATTTTTTAAAACACCAACTTTTTCTATGTAATCAATATTAGGTGGAAGTGGTTTTCCAGCGGCAGGTTCGGCGTCCCAATCCTCACCCCAAACATCATCCATATCTGAAAAAATAAATTCGTATATATTGTCTCCTTTATAATTTGGACCCAATTCGTTGATGTATACTAATTTCATATAATTCTTCCTCTTTGAGTTACTTTAATTTGTTTTCCGTTTTTAGTAAAAATTAAATTTTCTTTATTTGTTTTTCCAACAAACTTAGCATTTTCATTTAAAAGTTTAAAAGATGCGTTCATCTGTTCAATACTTTCCGACATTTTTCTTATCTCTTTTTTTATTTCAGCATTTTTTAATTGATTTTTTAAGAATTCCTTTTTTCTTTTTTCTTCTAATATTTTCTTTTCATTAGGTTTATACTTGAAATATCCTCCTAAAACTTTTTCAACAACAGATTCGTTAAATCTATTGTACATCTCCATTGGTTCCTCAACAGGACCTCCTGTATCTTCAGGTCCCCCCATATCTCCCGATCCACCCATATCAAAATCATCTTCTGAAGACATATCAAGATCTCCTTCACCTTCCGCACCGTATTCTGATTCATCTTCATCAAATTTAGAAAGAATATCATCTCTATCATCTTCTTCTAAATTATCTAAATTTAATGCCGATATAATTGAATTTATAACGTATTTAATGTCGTCAGATTCTAAACTTTTTTCTTTTTCTATAGTTCTTAGTCTTTGACTTAATTTACCTGTTAATCTTTGAATAGATTTAAAACTTGGGGGTCTTGCTCCACCTTCTAAATCTAAATCGTCACCACCTTCAGGTTCTCCCATCGGTTCTCCCATTGGTTCTTCACCACCTTCAGGTGTTGTTCCCATATCACCACCCGGTTCTCCCATCGGTTCTGTGCTTAATTCAGGTGTCGTTCCCATATCACCACCTGGTTCTCCTGTTGGTGCTCCGCTTTCGGGTGTTGCGGTTGGTTCTGTACTTAATTCAGGTAATCCGCCAGTATCAGATGTAGGTTCACCTA